CACCCGATCGTTAACGGTACGTTCAGCAACCAACTCTCGACTGCAGCTAACTTGTCGCAAACTTCGCTTGAGCAGATGCTCATCCAAGTGCGTCAGGCTGTGGACAACAACGGCAAAAAGATTCGTCTTCAGCCGCTGAAGTTGATTGTTGCGCCCGGCAACGTGTTCCAAGCCGAAGTTCTGTTGAAGTCTGTGCTCCGTACCGGCACCGCTAACAACGACATCAACCCAGTCAAGTCGATTGGTCTGATGCCCGAGGGCGCTGCTGTGTTAAGCCGTCTGACTTCAGCCACCAACTGGTGGGTGCAGACTGACGCCCCTGAGGGTCTCAAGTTAATGATGCGCCGTGGTCTCGAAAAGACGATGGAGGGCGACTTCGAAACTGATAGTATGCGTTATAAGGCAACTGAACGCTATACAATAAGCTGGACTGACCCACGCGCCGTTTATGGAACGCCGGGTGTGTAGCGGACTGGTATAGCACAACGAGGAGTGGTCAATGCCCAAAGACAAAGAAAACCAAAAACGACTTGCTCGTGAATGGTATCTGCGTAACAGGGAATTGGCTATTTCTCGTGCTAAATCATGGAATGAATCCAATCCTGAAAAGAGGCATGAGATTGCCACAAAAAGCCGTAAGGTCAATGCGGAATCTCACAATGCCTACAATCGGGATTGGTTCGCAAAAAATTCTGACAAAAGATCGGCATACCAAGCAAAACGCCGTGCAATGCTAATTCAGCGAACTCCAAAATGGTTGACGAAAGACGACTTGTGGATGATAGAAGAGGCTTACGAGCTTGCAAAAAAACGAACAGAAATGTTTGGATTTGAATGGCATGTAGATCATGTGATACCGCTTCAAGGCAAGAAAGTTTCTGGATTTCATGTACCGAGTAATATTCAAGTAATACCCGGTGCAGAGAATGTCAGAAAAAATGCTTCATTCGTTCTTTAGTACTTCCGATTAACCCCGAGTGGTTCAAGCCACAGGAGTTTTAAAATGCCTCAATTTTCAGACGACCTATATCTAGGTACAGCTCAGACCTTCATGGGTACTGGCTACAATCCGGTTCAATCAGTTTTCACTGGTTCTATCTCTACAACTACGCTGACAGTCACTGCTTTGCTGTCTGGCGACCCCATTCAAGTCGGTCAGTGGGTTGCTGGCGCAAACATTGCAACCCCGACTTACATTACGGCATTTGGCACAGGCTCTGGCGGCTTAGGGACTTACACAGTCGCTAACTCACAAACCGCAGCGAGCGCAACAATTACAGCGTCAGGTAATAGCGCAATTTTTGATCCAACCAATATGGATTTGGGCGTTGGTCCGCTCGGTCGCATTTACGTTTGGGACGTTGTGCCTGAAGCTAAAGCGACTAATAACGTTTCTGCTGCTGCAACTTACGCAGGCGCTGCTTCTGCCACATTAGCGGCAAGCGGCAACACTAAAGCAGTTGTTCGCGCTGACGGCACTTCAGTCGTGCAGCTTGATTGCCCGCGCGGTGTCAGCATCACAATTGGCACCGGCACGATTACTAATCGTAACGTCACAATCTCTGGCTTTGACTACTACGGTCAGTCAATGTCTGAGGTCATCGCCACAGGCACTACGCAGTCAACTACAGTAAACGGTAAAAAGGCTTTCTATCAGATTAGCTCAGCCACTGTCTCTGGCGCTGTTGGCGGCACTGTCGCAATCGGCACTTCAGATGTCTTAGGTTGCCCAATTCGATTTATCGATCGTGGCTACCTTGACAATGTGGGCTGGAACAACGTTCTTGCAGAAGATGCAGCAACCACAGTAGTGGCAGATCAAACCAACCCTGCTACGAGCTCAACGGGCGACGTGCGCGGTACGCTCACGCCCTCTTCAGCGCCTGACGGAGTTAAGCGTCTTGTGGTTGGTATCTTTGTTCCGGGCATTGCTGTTGGCCCGAACGCAACCCGTCTTGGCGCTCTTGGCGTCACACAAGCCTAAAGGGGTATAGATCATGGGTTTTAAACGTGAACCAAAGATGAAGACCGCCGAGCCTTCAGTTGATGAGGTTGGCAAAGGCATGAAGCGCGGAGGTCATGCGCACAAGAAGCACATGGCCATGGGTGGTGCATTGCCTATGGGTGCAGCACCGATGCCTATGGGCGCACGCCCGATGTCTTCAGCACGCCCCAATCCACGCGCAGCGATGCTACAGGCTGCGATGGCGGGTCGTGGCGCGCCGATGATGCGCAAGAAAGGCGGTGAAGTCGAAAGCAAGGCGATGGAAGCCAAAGAAGAGCGCGAGATCAAGGGCATCAAGAAAGAGCTCAAGCATCACGAAAGCGAAAAGGCAGGCAAAGCTCACCACGGTCTTAAACGTGGCGGCAAAGCTGAGAAGGATGTCCCCGGCGGTCTTTTGGGCGGCATCGAGGCGACTCGCCCTGACTCCAAGCGTGTCACCGGCGGCGTTGAGGGTCCGGGCTACAAACGTGGCGGTAAAATTGAGCACGATACTGTAGCCTCAGAAGCCAAAACGAAAGTCGTCGGTGCTAAGCAAGCCAAGGGTTTTAGCACCAAGACTAGCGGTGTTGAAAAGAAAATGGCTTACGCTCGCGGCGGCTCAGTCAAGTCTTACGAGAACGCTGAGATGCACGGCGGGCCAAAAATGCCTACCAAGCCCGCAGGCACTAAAGGCATCAAAGAGGCGCCAGCAGGCTACGCTCATGGCGGTCACGTCGCCCATCACAAAGCAAAGCATCATCATGCTGAGGGCGGTCACATTCACATGCACGAGCATTCTGCAAAGCATGCGCACGGGCACGAGAAAGCTGACCATCACCCGATGAAGAAAGGCGGTCACGTCATGCACAAAGCCAAGGGCGGCATTTGTAACTACTAAATAGCGGGGGCTTAGCGCCCCTGCTTTTTAAAGGATAGCTATGAGCAATAACATTGTTGCGTCAGTCACCCGTAATGGCGCATACGAGCCGTTTGACTTGCAGGTTGCCCGCAATCAGATTATGGGACACAGCGTCCTAAGCCTGTTTGGATATCAAGCCTCTGTTACCACGACCCCTATCCCAGTTTGGGAAAATGCGTCAACCTACACTTACATTACCGCTGCTTCTACGCTATCGTTAGTGAGCACATCAGCGTCTGACGACACAAGCGCAAAGATTTTAATCAACGGATTGGATTCAAACTTTAATCCAATTTCTGAAACTTTGGCAATGAACGGTACTGGAGCTGTTACCACAGTAAACAGTTATTTCAGGATCAATAGCTTAGTGATGGTGTCGCCGGGTACTAGCCAAAACACTAACATCGGTACGATTACTCTAAAACAATCATCCAACGTCATTGCTCAGATCAATGCTGGTGTTGGTAAATCGCAGAGCACGATCTACACCGTGCCTGCTGGTTACAGCTTCTACCTTGATCTAGCTGAAGTTAACACTTCAAACAGCTATACAGGAAGCACCATCATCACCTACAAAGTTCAGGCAATTAACAACCTGACTGGTGTAAAGTTAAACGTTTTGCAACAGCCTTTTGTTTCAATTTATACAGCATCACGCTCATCTGATCCGTTTATTTATACCGAAAAGACTGATATTCAATGGCAATTGTCCACTAGCACAGGAACAGTCGCTGCGGGCATCATCCTTACAGGTAAATTGATTCAAAACAACAACAACGTTACCGGCAGCGGCACTTAATCATGCCTAGCAAATCACCTGCTCAACATAGATTGATGGAAGCAGCTGCCCATACCAAAGGTGGTGTGGGTGGTGTTCCGCAAAAAGTTGGTAAAGAGTTTGCTAAAGCTGACAAGATGAAAGGCGGCGGCGTATCGCTCGCTGTTGGTCGCGGCGAGAAGTTGCCGACTAAGCAAGGCGCGGGTTTAACTGCAAAAGGCAGAGCCAAATACAATCGTGAAACGGGTAGCCACTTGAAAGCACCACAGCCTGAGGGCGGTAGTCGCAAGGATTCGTTCTGCGCACGCATGAACGGCGTAGTCAAGCACGCAAGCGGCGATGCGCCACGCGCAAAAGCCTCGTTGAAACGTTGGAAATGTTCGGGGTGGTAGATGTCAACTAGCGGCACAGTCTCTCAGACTACGATCTCTGTACAACAACTCATCGACCACGGTGCTCGCCGTGCGGGTAAGC